GGTCGTCGTAGCATAAGCCTATCTGATAATGCCTATGAGGCTGATGAGTTGGTAGAAATCTGCTATGCGTATCAAAGATTAATTGATCCAGAAGATGGAGCAGAAGGCATTTACTGCACAGTGTTCCACAAGGAGTTCAGTGGTAATGAGCAGGCTCCAGGATATGCGAAGTTTGAATTGCTGAATGGATACGAAGATTATCCAGTAGTAGTTACCAAGCTATCAGAAGATAGCAAACGCTTGTATGACACCACTACGGTATCATCCGTCCTTCGTGGATTGCAGAACCAAGTTAAGGTTGAGCGTGACTCACGAGTTGACCGCAACAGCATAGCTACACTTCCTCCAATCCTGCACCCAGTAGGTCAGGCTCCCAACGATTGGGGACCAGGTAGGTTAATCCCGTATCGCCGTAAGGGTGACTTGGACTTTGCTCCTACACCCCCACCGCCCACTGGTTCCATTGAAATGGAAAGCACACTACTAGACCTAGCGGACAGATTAGTTGGATTAGATGAGGGTTCTCAGATAAGCCAAATACGTAAGCAGTTCCTAGTAGACAAGTTCCTTAGCCACACAGCAGAGGTCATCAAGATGGCTTACAAGTGCTTCCAACGCTTTGGACCTGACGAAGTGTTCTTCCGAGTAACTGGTGTGCCTGACGCTCAAGTCTTCGATAAGGGTAACCCTGACGAGAACTTCGACATCATGGTTAACTTCGATGTTCAGAACAATGACCCAGAGACTGTTGAAAAGAAACTACAGCAGTTCGTAGCATTGAATCAGTTGAACGCCAATAACCGCCTCAACGTAGATAGTCTACTAGACGTTGCTGCCGCAAGCATTGACCCAGTAATGGCTGATGCCATCTTACAACCCGTCGAGACCGCACAACAACAAGTGGTTGAACAGGTTACCGATGACTTAGCTAAAATCTTTGCTGGTATTGAAATGCCCGCTCGACAAGCTGGTGCTCAGATTGCCCTTCAAGTTGTAGAGCAATATGGACAACAACCAGACGTAGCACAGCGCATTCAAACCGATCAGGCTTTTGCCGCTAGGTTACAGAAGTATGTTGGTCAATACACATTCCAGATGCAACAAGCTCAGAATGCCCAGATTGGACGAGTGGGAACAGCCCCCGCCCAGATGGGTCAGATTGATACACAGGGCATCTAGTGTCGGTCTATTGACAAATACTTACAATCTGTTTAACGTCACGCAATCCACGGAGATATAATGCAAATACAAGACGACATACAAACACTTCATAACTACGAGGCGTTTGCTCGCTTCATTAAAATGCTTTACGAACTACGTGAAGAAACTATTGCTGAGTTGCATGAGGCAACCAGTGACAATATACAACAGGTATCAGGTCGTATTATTACTTACGATCAAGTGTTACAATTAGTAAATTGGCAGGAGCTTTCTAAGAAGCATTCTGACCGCATGTAACTACCTGTGTTATAATTCAAAAATCGCCATCGCTCGGCGTTAAGGAGTGGAATAATTATGACAGAAGAAATAGCAACTGCTGACGCTGAAGCAGGTAAAATATCAGTGGACAAATCAAATATATCCGTCACGGATTTTGCTCAACGGCGAATTGGTGAACTTGCTCCTGGGACTGAACAGCCCCAAGAGAAGGAAGCCGAAGAAGTTATTGAGCAGGAGACTGAAGAAGTTTTGGAAGAATCGGTAGATACCGAGGAATCAGAAACCTCCGAAGAATCCTCAGAGCAATCTGAACAATCTGAAGATGTTCTTTCACAGTTAGACCTGGACGACATGTCCGAGGAAGATTTGCGCGAACTAGCTGATAAGCTTGGTAGCCGTGCTGTAGCTCGATTCGGAGAATTGACTGCAAAACGAAAGGCTGCAGAAGAAAAGCTTACTCAACTTGAGGCACGACTCAAAGAAAAACCTAACCCACTAGAAACGAAAAAGGTCGAGAACAACCCATATGGGAATCTTGATACTATCGAAAAGCTACAACAGAAGGCCGCTGAGGTTGACCAAGTAGTCGAATGGGCTGAGGACTTGATCTTTGAAAGTGATGGCTACGGTGCAGATGATGTAGTAACAGAAGTTGAAGGTAAGGAGTGGACAAAGAAGGATGTGCGGCAGTCTCTATTAAGAGCACGTAAAGCACAGAAGACTTTTCTCCCTGACCAACTATCTAAGGTTCAGCTACGTGCGGAGGGAGAAGTGCTAACAAAGCAGTTCGACAGCCAAGCGAAGCAAGAACTATCTTGGCTAGAAGGTGATGACAACGACTTACGTAAACAGTTTGAAGCTACAGTAGGAGACGAACGATTCAAGAAACTGAAAAGTGTTTTGAAACGTGAATCACCCGACATCGCCGCGCAACTAGATTATTGGTTCGCCCACGCTACAAATAGCATACACGGCCGTAAACTAGTAGGAGTTAATAAAAAATCTCCAACATTAAATCCTCCCAAGACAGGTAATCCAGCCTCTGCCCAATCCGAAAAAGGGATGGGAAGAACTGCCAAGGCTCTAAAAGAATTAGAAGCCAGGTTTAAACAAACGGGTAATGCCAGAGACTTTGCTGCTCTTCGAAAACTCAAAATGAGCAACCGCTCCTAAATAATAATCAATTAATAACTAAATACAATGTCATTCACAAATACATTCGATACCACTAATACAGGTTCGGGCGTTTCTAACCGCGAAGACTTGACTGATGTCTTGACTATTCTCGCTCCAGAAGAAACTCCTATCCTTTCATCTGCTAATAAACAACGTGCATCCGCAACAAATGTTGAGTGGACTGTTGATAGCCTTTCGGCTCCACAGACTGCTGGCATCTCTGAAGGTGCTGACGTTACTGCATTCACTGACCAGTTCGCTGGACGTGCAAAACTCGGCAATCGTGTTCAAAAGTTCCGCCGTGACTTTATGGTTTCCGATATGCAAGAAGCTGTCGATTCTGTTGGTCCTGCCAAGATTGCTCAAGCTGAAGCTAAAGCCATCCGCGAACTCAAGCGCGACATCGAAGCCACTATCGCTGGTACTCAAGACTTAGCCATCGAAAACGGTGCTGGTGTTGCTAGCCAACTTCGTGGACTAGGTGACTGGCTTGACGGTGCTGCTGGAGACGTTCCCGCTGCATTCCAAACACCTGCCTCAAGCATTGCTGCAACTGGCACGGCGTTTAGCGAAACAATCCTCAACGACTTGATTAGCTCTGTTTTCCGCGTAACTGGTTCTGCAAGCAATCTTATGCTTGTTGCTGATACTGGTCTACGTCGGGTCATTGCTGACTTCGCTCGTACAACTACTTCTGCTACAGACAATGTTCGCTCTGTGAACTATGATGGTGACAGCGGTAGCATCAAGCTATCTGTTGACCTCTATGAGTCCGACCACGGTGTTGTTTCAATCGTAAACGGCAATCCCGACTGTATGCCTGCCGTTACTGGTGGTGCTGCAAATGGTTCTGGTTACCTCGTTAACCCAGAATACTACGGTGTTCACGAACTTATCCCAATGGGAAGCACTCGCCTTCCAAATCTTGGTGGTGGTGAGCGTGGATTCGTTGACTGTGCATTGACCCTCGGTGTTTACCATCCTGGTGCTCACGGTTACATCCAAGCAATCAGCTAACCCCCAAATAAAGGAAATATAATATTATGTCTACATTAGCATTAAAAAAGATCGGCGATATTCAAACGCTAGCACTCGGCTATACGCACGAAGCATCCATTGACATCGCAGCAGATGTACCAACTGGTGGTGTTTTGAACGCAACTGTCGGAGGCTCAGAACTTGCGGGTAAAATTGGCAAGGCATCGGTCGTCGTTGACAAAACGGTCCCAGCAACATCAACATCAGGCACTACATATACTGGATATACCATAATTATGGGTGACGATGGAGATCCAGATGGACTGGTTGTATCAGCTCAACTGTGCGAAGGCCAAACTCCAGTTGCGGAAGGAACAATCCTTACCAACACAGGTGACGATGTTTACCTTGTTGCTGCAATTGATAACCTAAATATTACATTCACATCAGCAGGTGAAGCCAACGAGGCTCTTGCTAATGGTGGTAAGGTTCGTGTTTTTATCGAATACTACCCTACCGCTGGTGAATTGTTCTCTAACTAATTAAGATCTGGTTGGGGGGCTTCGGCCCCCCGCCTTTTTTAATATGGATATCATTGTTCCCAATATAAAGAAGTATTCTGATGGCGAGATTGATCGTGCCTTTATGAATGAGATTAAAAACGGTTTTAAGCTGGAGCAGCAGACCGAACATCAACGGGTTGCACAGGCAGCCAAAGAAGCCCAGGCACTAAAGGGGACAGTACACCCAGTTCTTGGCAAACCAGTTGCAACTATTCCTCATCGGGAATACTTCCGACTAGTACAGAAGTATGGTCAGGAGACCGTGCATTCTAAAGAATTTTTAAAGTATTACAATAAGAAGTTCCCCGAGCTTACCCCCAATAAAATCTAATAAGTAATCCACGACGATGAATTACAATATAGTAGTAACACAAAACACAGACAAACAATCCGTTATGGACTTGTTTGATTATATTACTGATCCACTTGTTGCTAGTGATAGATTGTTTACTGCAGAAATAGCCGAAGAAGATTTAGATAAATATAAAGCTCATTCTAGTATTTCTTTCATTGAACCTGTAAATAACGAAGTTACTGACGACTAATGGCTACTAGGACTATAACCTGCAGTAGATTAGCTCGTACACGGTCTAGGGCCGTACACGCAAACTTTAACAATAAAAACTGGGGTTTAATACGGCATACCAATGATGCCAATGTTTTCACTGCCCTGTCTTACGGTGGTGATTCTGAGTCGCA